AGAAGAGGCTAGGCGCTTCGCGAAGGATTGGGCAAGTAAATACTTGCCATCCACGAAGAGCTTAGGAGTTTCAATCGGCTCGTCAGCCTGTCTCGGTTACTCTCGGAAAGCTGGTGGCGTTGCCACCGCAGTCCGAGAAGCGCTTGAAGGGCTGCCGGCGATTGATACTCCTGCGCCTCCTGGGTTACTAATCCAAGAGTGGGGTCTTCTTTCTGTCGAAGCGAGGCTTCGGCATTGGGAATACAACACTCGCGGACAGGTAATCGCTCTCCCCGAAGGTGGACTTAAATGGCGGGTCGTGACCAAATCCGACCCTGCTTTAGTAGTCCGTTCCCACGAAGTCCGTAAACGGCTAATCGTGGGCCTCCGGAAAGACAAGCGAGTCGGGACCGTCCTCGAGCCGAAGCACGCAGGCAAAATCTGGAGCACTTTTAAGCGCGCCGGACCTTGTCTGCTTTCTTCTGACTTGAAGTCGGCTTCCGACTTGCTTCCCCTTGACCTGATGCGCGCCCTAGTGGACGGCATTTGGGACTCTGGGAAATTGTCTTTGCGAGAGTTCGAGATCCTAAAAGTGTGCACTGGCCCCATGGAATTATCCTGGGGTTCAGAGACCTGTGTGACGAGCCGAGGTATCCTTATGGGTATCCCGACGACGTGGGCGATGTTGAACATCTACCATATCTTTGTCTACGAACAAGCCCTTTTGGGAGCTCTCCCGAAAGGACCTGGTTTACCGTGGACGCGAGCCCTGTTTTGCGGCGATGATGCCCTGATTATGGCCTCGGAAGAGGTCATAGCAGAGTATAATCGACTGCTTTACAAGACCGGCGCGCAGATATCACCAGGTAAGCACTTTGTATCAAGGCCCATTTCTGGGCCTTGGACCGATTCGTATTTGAGGGGCGTGTTCCTGGAACGACTTGTCGTTTTCAACTCCTGTCAAGGCAAACCTTTTCGATGTTGGGAAGGTGGAGAGAGACCGTTTCTCACGGTAAAATCTCTTACCTTCCCCGAGGAGGGTCTCCACGACGGCGGCCGTTGGGTTGGGCCCAGGTTTGACCTGGTCCAGCCAGCTGGCGTCGTCGTGGAATCACTTTCCTCGTTATCGAGACGGAGAGCCTCCCATGGCCTTTACGCCAATGCACTCGGCGAACCGCACGACCACGGCCTCCAGGCTTACACCCAGAGGCTCTGGTCTGTTCAGATCGCACTGTATGGCGCAGAGATAAAGGCCCTTTACCGCCACACACCGGTTCTTCCTCGGAAGTTCGGTGGCCTTGGGTTCATCACCCGAAAGGGGCTAGACGCACCGGTCAAACGGTGCGCTAGCCGCTTTATTAGGAAGGCAATGGCAGTACAGCTAACGGGCGCTCCGGAATCCTTCTCTTTGTATTTAGAGGGGATCACGTGCGCGATGGCGCGCGAAGAGGCCGAACAGATGCTGACGCGGAATATCCACGTCATCTCTTGGAAGGAACCTTCACGACGCCACCCAGGCCATGGTCCTTGGTACGATTGCGGCCCGGTCGATCAGTTTACTGTCGACCAGGCGGTTCTCGCCCAAGAATCTTTAGCCTTGATGATGCCGTTAGAATGGGTAGGGGTTGCACGCCGTGGTTTCGACTCGTTTTGCGAGCGGGTCCGCAAGGGGCGTAAGCGCCTTGTGGCCGCTTGGCAATCTGTTAGGCCCCTCTCTCGAGGGACTCTAGCGGATTTGCAAAGACGCGGTTTTCCCACGGTGTGGATTCCAGGAACCCCAGATACCCGGTACCCAGGGACATTTGCATGTCCTTGGGTAGCCGGGTTAAGCCAACAGAAAAGGTTGCGCGCCTTGGCTAGGCACGCATTGGAGGAGC